GGACAGGAGATCGTTCACTGTGGAACACCGCTCGACATATCGTGGAACGAAAGGCTGGTTACGTTCGGTAGAATATCTGGCGTTGATAAACTACTTCAAGGGAACATCCTTGCCGCGCCTCGCCGCCTCGATCACGTCGATATTACTGGCGGGCCAGGGTGCTCGGGAGGCCCTGTTGTCGACGAGGGAACTGGAGGAATTGTCGGCCTTGTAGTAATGGGATCTGGGCCGTCCATGATGATTATCGAGCCGACGCGGTACATCTACGAGTGGTGCGTTAGGCATGACTGCTTGTTTGCGTTCGACCGCACGGTCGATATGCCATGCGAGCTTCATGCGTGGCTGGGCGACGAGTACGTCCGGCGCTGCCGCGCCAGGGACACGACGCCTCCGCTTGACTGGAGTGAGCCGCCGGTTGAGCTTGCCTCGGTGTTGGACGCCATTCGATCGATCGGTTTCTGGGAGTGGTTTGCCATGGTTATGCGGGCGACCAGTTGAGAGTAAGCACTCCATTTAACGCGAAGGTCCCGAAAGACATCCAGGAAAATATGGCCTGGCGGTCCAGGGTCTACAAGCGGGTCATGGACGACCCGGATTTCGCGAGTGTGATTGTCGAGGCGTGTAAGAAGGACCCGCTGTTCTTCATCAATGGCTTTGCGTACACCTACGACCCGCGCCGCCGGCCGTTCTCTAAGATCCCTCTCATTCTCTATCCTTTCCAGGAGGACGCGATACTCAAACTGATTCGTGCGATCAATAGTCACGACATGCTTATCGAGAAGACTCGCGACATGGGCGCGTCGTGGATGTGTATCGCCGCAGTCATGCACTGCTGGATGTTTAGGAAGGACCTGTCATTCTTGCTTGGATCTCGCGTTGAGAATTACGTTGACGATCCGGGCAATCCGAAGGCGATGTTCTGGAAGGTTGACTACCTGCTGCAAAATTTGCCTGCGTGGCTACAGCCGAACGGGTATGACAGAAAACAGCACCGGCGCAAGCTGCACATTGAGAACCCGGAGACCGGGTCAGTCATTGACGGCGAAAGCACGAACGAGAACTTCGCCAGAGGAGACCGCCGGACGGCGATTATACTGGACGAGTTCGCGGCCGTAGAGCGTGGGGAGATGATCCTGAATGCGACGCGCGACGCGACTAACTGCCGGATCTTTAATTCGACGCCGCAGGGAATCAATAACGCCTTCTATGACAAGGCACAGAGCAACATCGAAAAGCTTAGCCTTCATTGGTCCATTCACCCAATAAAGGCGATCGGTCTCTACACTACCGACGAACAAGGTAAGCTGAAGGTCCTCGACGAAGGCGGATACCCAGACGGCTATATCCCCATCCTCGACGGCAAGCTGCGAAGCCCTTGGTACGATAATGAATGCGAGCGAGGCACCCCGCAGGAAATCGCGCAGGAACTCGACATTGATTACCTCGGATCAGGGTTCCAGTTTTTCAATGCGGACCTAGTGCGTGAGAGGATACGGGAGCACGCTCGCCCGCCAATGCTTGTTGGGGATCTTGAATATGACGACGAGACAGGCGAACCTATCGGGTTTAGGGAGAATCCGGAGGGCAACCTGAAGCTGTGGTGTCTGCTGGACGGCGCAGGCAAGCCGCCGCTGGATCATAAATACTCAGCCGGCGCCGATGTCTCCGCCGGAACCGGCGCCTCAAATTCGGCGCTGTGCGGTTGGGATCGCAGCACACTGGCCAAAACTTGGGAGTACGCGAACCCGTTTATTAGGCCCGAAGCGTTTGCTAAGCAGTCGTATGCGATCCTCAAGTTCTTCGGGGGCGCTTTCATTGTTTGGGAAAGCGGCGGCCCAGGCAGGCAGTTCGGAAGCAGACTCATGGACCTCGGGTACGCGAACGTGTACCTACGAACGCGTGAGGAAGCGATATCGAAAAAGGTGTCGGATGTCCCGGGCGTCGCGATGACGAAGGAGGTGAAGGCGCAGATATTGGGTGCCTACCGTACTGGGATCGAGAAGGGCGCTGCCATCAACAGATCGAAGGTGGCGCTCGAAGAGACGTTGGAGTATATCTTTGGGGCGAACGACAGCGTCGTTCACTCCAGGGCGTCGTCCAAGTCCGATCCGTCTGGGGCGAAGTCGAACCACGGTGACCGCGCGATGGCCGACGCCCTTGCGTGGAAGGGTGTGTTCGAGAGGATTGTGCGGCCGAGGACAGAATCGGCCGAGCCGAAGGTCCCAGTTGGCTGCCTGAAGTGGCGTCAACAAATGCGCGAAAAAGACAAGCAACCGAAACACAGAGAGTTGGATTCGTCCTGGCAATCGTAACACAAAGGAACGCAGCATGATCGGTATGTCCGATAAAAAGATTGAGAAGTTGAATAATTCGGTGAAGTGGTCTATCCGGCAACTTGAGTTCCCTCGCCAGAAAAGAGTCAGCGCCATTAAACAGTATTGCGGGTCTCACTATGCCAGCGGGACTGACGGCAAGCGGGTTCCAGTGAACTTCCTGAAGATGGCCGTTGATATCTACGCGAGGATACTTGCTCCACGTTCCCCGCAGGCGATGATGTCGACAAAGGTTCAAGAGTTGAAGGCGACGGCCATCAACCTCGAATACGCAGTCAACGAAGTTCCAGAAGAGATCAATCTGTCCTCTACGCTGCGAAGGTACATTGTCGAGGCGCTGTTTTCGATGGGCATCTTGAAAGTCGGGCTCCACACGGTAGGCGGGCACCTCGGCCATCCGTATGGAACTACGTTCGTTGACAATGTTACGATGGACGACTACTTTCTTGATATGTCCGCCAAGCACATTGAACAAATCCAGTACGAAGGGAATGATTACTGGATGGACTACGAGGATCTAATGGACTCGGATTGGGTCGATAAGGCTGCCAGAAACACCATCAAGCCAACTGAGCCGACCCCCGTTGGGCCGTCAGGCGAAGTTCGGGCGGACGGGATTGCAACCGGAGAAACCGCGGAAGTGTTTAGGGACAGAATTTGGCTTCGGGACGTGTGGCTTCCAAACGAGAAACGGCTCGTTACGTACACTGTCGAAGACTCGAAGGCGCTGAACGTCGTCGATTGGGATGGCCCAGAACCAGGCCCGTATCCAAAGCTCGGGTTCTCGGATGTTCCCGGCAACCTTCTCCCACTCGCTCCGGTTCAGATATGGCGAGATCTGCACGAACTCGGAAACGCCCTATTCCGAAAGCTGGCCAACCAGGGCGATAGCGAGAAATCCGTACTCGGCTTCCCGGGAGGAAACGACGACAGTGTCGAGGACTTTAAGGGCGCGAGCGACGGGGACGGGATCGTCTACAAGGGCGGCGAGCCGAAGGAACTCAGGGCAGGTGGCGTGAACAGAAACACACTTGCTTTCTATCTCCAGACCAAAGATCTTTCATCGTACTTTGCTGGCAATCTGGACGGCCTCGGTGGGCTTTCCGCTATGTCCGAGACTGTTGGCCAGGACAAGCTTATGAGTGAGGCGGCTAGCGCTCAGCTTCGCGACATGAGCGCCAGGTCCGTGGAGTCATTCAAGGAGGTCATGTACGCGATTGCCCATTACGAGTGGCATGACCCGATCAAAGAGAGGATGCTTGAGAAGAAAATTCCGAAGACCGATATCGTGGTTCCGACGAAGTTCGGCCCAGGCGACAAGTACGGCGAGTTCGATCTCTACGATCTGAAGATCAACGTGTATTCGTTGCAGGACGAATCTCCATCGGTTATGCTTCAGAAGATTGGGGCAATAGTTGGCCAGTACATTCTTCCGCTTGCTCCGTTGATCGAGGCGGCCGGCGGTACGATCGACGTGCAGCGGTTGCTCGCTCTCGTGGCGAAGTATTCTGGCATCGACGAGATCAGCGAGATTGTCCAGTTCATGGACCCACAGCCCGGCGCGCAGCAGCCCGCTCAGGCGCAGTCGTCCCCCGCCGCTCCCGCGGAGAGGTCTAGTCAGGGTGGGGGTATGTCGAGAGAGGGGGCGTCGGCTGTGATTCAGCAGCAATTGCTATCAGGCCAGGGTGACGGGCGCTCCTGAGGTTCGTAGCCCGAAGTATTTTTCTGTCGCTGGGGTCGTTCTTGGTATAATATATGCTGAGAGGCTGCTAGAATTAGCCAGGCCGAAAGGACAAGAAAATTCCGATCTACTGTTTCACGAACGACGAAGGGGATACGGTCGAGGAGCTTTTCCCGATGGGAGAAGCTCCCGACCATATTGCGAAGAAGTCCGACGGAACCGATGTCAAGCTTGGATTGTATGAGGTGATCCCGGCGGACGTGACGGTGTTCGATCGCGACTTTGTTGCCGAGCGAGTCGGCGGGCAGCGGCCGGGGAATGCCGGCTGGCCAATCGAGTGCGTTTCGTCCGGAGTGAATGCCGAGCAGGCCCCCGAGCTTCGCAAGTTCTTTAAGGATCGCAACTTCAATTGCGAAGTCACTTGCAATGGAGATCCGGTCTACACAAGCCCCACTCACCGGCGCAAGGCGCTGAAGCTTCGTGGTTTCCGCGATAACGCAGGATTCTGTTAAACACCAACCGAAGAGAGAACCATGTCCGTAACCGAAGAATTAGAAGCGGATCTCAATTCCGCAATTGAAGAGACTGTCGCCGCGGACGAGTCCGCAGCAGCGAACGAAGGAGGGAACAATGAGGGAGAGCGGAAGGTGGATGGCGAAGGGCCAGTGGGCGACGGTGGCGGGGAGTCTTCGCATGCAGGCGAAGAGAATATCGAACATGGCGAAATGGGCGGAGATAATGATGGGGGCGAGGAAGCTGGAGGCGAAGGCGGAGAGGCTGAGGGCGGCACTAAAATGTCCGCCGAAAAGCACGAAGTAGTTCTCAGCGATTCCGTTGTTGCTGCCGCAGTGAATGCCGGCATCCCGGCGTCCGTCGCGCTTGGCATGGAGTCTGACGCGCAGTTGATGGGCTTGGTCGATTCAGTGCGGGAGACGCTGATTCCGAAGGAAGAGAAAAAGGAAGAGGTGGATTTGTTCGCCGATCTTCCGGAGCTTGATCCGGAAACTTACGGAGAGGCGGCAATCGAGACGCTCCAAAAGCTAACGGGGATTATCAAGAAACAGCAGGAACAACTCGACGGGCTTCGCGATTCGCATGGCGAGTTGCTTAGTGCCGCCGATCGAGCGGAGCAGGGCGTGCAGAACGGCGCGGCCCGCGAGATCGAGGGTTGGTTCGATAGTAAAATAGGTGAACTCGGCGATGACTACGCCGAAGCCCTTGGCGCTGGTGGTTACGGCGACCAGGCCGAAGGAAGTTCGCAGTTCGCGAAGCGTGATGCAATTGCGCAAAACATGGCCGTTATGCTCGCGGGGTACAAGGCGTCCGGAATTGACGCACCGCCTCGGGACGAGGTTTTTCAGTCGGCAGTGAAATTCGTTCTTGGAGACGATATAGCTCGGATCAACGAAGGCAACCTGTCTGAAAAGCTCAGCAAGCGTAGCAAGCAGCACATTAGTCGTGCTGGCGGACAACAAACAAAAATCCAAAACAGCGCAGAGGACGAGACGGCAAGGCTGCTTGACGAGAAGTTCTTCGGGAAGTAGGCGCCGTTTCTCAACTGAGCGAAACGGAGAAGGCAAGACATGACGATTCAATATGCTAATATCGACGACGCGGTCCTATTAACCCAGGAGCAACTCGTTCAGCGTGGTGCGTTCCTCGACTTGCAGACCGACCTGACCGACCACGTCGCAGTTCGCGAAATGTGGAAGGGCCGCAAGAAGACTTTCACCGGCGGTAACGACTGGGAATTCCAGGCGCAGGTCGACCACAACCATAGCGCGCGTACCGTTGGCCTGTTCGAGACCGATGGTTCCGCACTGACCGACACGATGATTACGATGCAGGTGCAGCCGCGGCACATCAACGCGCACTACATCTACGATCAACGCGAGCCGGCCTTCCAGCGCGGTGGCGTTGCGATCGTCGACCTTATCAAGACTCGGTATACCGGGATGATGGTCTCGTTGTACGAGTTGATGGAAGCGATCCTCTGGTCGAAGCCCGACACCTCGGCAGACGAGAAGACCCCGTTTGGGATCGAATACTGGATCACGAAGGTTGCCGAAGAGGGCTTTAAGGGCCTCGACCCCGTTGGCTTCGCCGCCGGCCGTGCTGGCAAGTCGTCCACCACATATCCTCGCTGGGCCAACTACGGCAACATCTACGAGGCGATCTCGAAGGAAGACCTCGTCCGCAAGATGCGCCGGGGCCACCGAAAGACGCAGTTCCGTTCGCCGGTTTCCCACGCCCAGCCGACAGTCGGCGGCATGAAGAACGGTATCTACACGAACGACATCGTGATCGGAATCATGGAAGAGTTGCTCGAAGACCAGAACATGAACCTGGGCAACGATCTGGCGAGCAAGGACGGACGCACGCTGTTTAAGGGTACTCCGGTCACTTACGCGCCGAAGCTTGACGACGATACCGAGAACCCCGTCTACATGCTGGACTGGAACTGGCTCGCCATCGGCATCCTGGCCGGGTGGGAGAATCAATTAACGAAACCCTATATGGTTCCCAACAAGCACCTCGTTCGACGCGTCGACTTGGACTGCACGATGCAGATGATTTGTACAAACTTACGGAAGCAATCAGTCTACCACGACGCAGCGTAGGTCCTGTTGACTGGCGGCGCGTAATTTTAACAAAACCAACAACGAAACTGAGGAAATACCATGACTTCATTTGCTGTCAATTCTCCGACCAAGCAGAACCGAACCTTCTCGGAGTGGGTCTGGTTTGAGTCCGCCACTGCCCTAAAAGAAGGCCAGGCGGTCTGCTACAACTGGGACTACGGAACCGCTACCGATTTCGATGCGCGGCGCTTCAATCACGTTGAGCCCCCGACGACTCTGAACGCCAACTATTTCGCTGGCGTTTCTTCTCGCAACTACGCGGCGAACTCCGGTGGCCAGTTCATCGAGATCTACCGTCCCGGCAGTGTATGCAACATCTACGTTGCGGTCAGCACCGTCAGGGGCACCGGCATCCTTACCTTCGACGTTACCGACGACTATCAGGGCCAGTTCCGCTACGCCGGCCTTGAGGGAGAGGGCTCCGCGCAGGTGATGCAGACGACCACCTACGTTGCCACTGCCCAGACGTGCATGGCGCTATTGCAGTCCGGCTTGCCGTCTGGTGGTGTCGAGGTTGTGGACATCGTGAACAACGGCGCCATTGGCACGTTGATGTTCGGCGGCACCACGCTGATTACCGGCGCGGACCTCCCTGGCGGTAATTGCACCTACACGCTCGCCGATGGCACGTTTACCGGCCAGCGGAAGAAGTTCAAGGTCATTACGACCGAGATCACGTCGAACGATCTCGTCGTTACCATTACGACCGGAATCGAGGTCTGGGGAAACGGAGCCCATAGCACGACCACTTGGGCCGGCGCTCAGACCACGCTGAACAAGTCGATGACGCTTGTGTGGGACGACTGCTGGAATGCGACGCGCATGACCACCAGCGAGCCCGACCCCGCGTAACTCCCAACCGCCGCGAGGCGGATCAAAGGGGGTCAGACCGTCCTCTCTTCCGGTCTGACCCCCGCTTATTTTGTTCTGAGTAAATGAGGTTGCGCCGTGGCTGAGAGTAGTCTGAGTATTGGCTGGAGTGACCTGAAATCTGAGGTTGGCTACCTCATTGGTTACGGTCGCGCTGACTGGTCCGACGCCCAGGAATCTGTGATTGAAGACCTCGTACAGTCCGGCATTCGCTTGGTGTATTATCCCCCGGCGATCTCGGACGAAAGTATTGGGCACGAGTGGTCGTGGCTACGGCCTTCGGATACGCTCTCAGTCGTGAAGCCTTATGCGACCGGGACAGTCACGATCGTTGCCGGCGTTGTCACGCTGTCTGTGGCCGGCACGTTCCCGACGTGGGCCGCGGGCGGTGAGTTGACGATCGACGCTGGAACGTATACTGTCGCTTCGTATGATGGCGCGAACCAGATTACGCTTGATGACACAACGGTTGATGCGGATGCGCTGTCCACCTACAGCTTGACGAGGATGGCGTATGACCTTCCGGACGACTTCAATCGCCTGGTTGGCATGCTGCATTTTCCGTCCAACGAATACAGAACATCAGTGCAGCTTGTGTCGATCAGCAGGCTGCTACAGCTTCGTGCGAGTAGGTCCTACGAGAGTACCCCGCAGTGGTGTGCGACTCGCTACAAGACCTCGACCGGCGCCACTGGGCAGCGGCAGGAGATTCTCCTGTACCCGTCGCCGGATCAGGATTGGTCCATGGGCTACGAGTACGAGGCGTACAGCGGCGTGCTGTCCGATGACTATCCGTACCCGCTGGGCGGAATGCACCTTGCCGAACTTTACACGGAGTCGTGCCTGGCGGCTGCGGAGCGACGAATCAACCAAGAAGAAGGGCTTCATAACGAGCAGTACAAGCGCCTGCTTGCCGACGCGATCGAGCGCGACAAGGGCAGGACCGGGCGGAACTTCGGGCAGATGGGCCATCGAGATTCCCAGCAAGTTGAGTTTCGCCGCGGATGGACAGGCGGAACTTATCCCATAACCTACAACGGCGGAGACCTATAGATGAGCGCATCAGCCACAGCTTTGGTCGGCGGCTCCAGCGAATTGCTGATCGCTGCCGACGAGCATCGTGACCATATCACAATTCAGCTTCATAACGACGAGTCGGTGTTCCTCGCGTTTGGTGAGGCCGCTGTCGATCTGACTGGGATCAAGTTGATCTACCCGGGCTGTTCCGTGCGCGTGATTGGCGCCAAGGCGCGGGGAGCGGTGTACGGCTACGCCGAGGCTGCGTCTCGTGTTGGCATCGAAACGACCGAGGATGTTGAGTATCGCCCCGGGTCCTACGTTTACGCCTACTAATAGGATACCATGACTGCATACGCCTGGGATATTGAAGCGGCCACCGTCAAGGAAATCATCGCTGCCGATGAGTACCGCGACGAGCTTGTTGTGCAGCTTCACGAGCAAGCTGTCGACGGCGAGGATCCAGTGTTCCTTGCGTTCGGCGCTGACGCAACCACTGAGACTGGCCTTATGCTGGGCGGAATTGGCCACACGGTAAGGGTCCTCGGGGCGAAGGCAAGGCTTGCGGTTAGTGCGCTCAGCGCGGCCGTGTCGTCGGGCGGAATCGAGACACATACCAGCTTAGAGTATCGGCACATCCTGAACAACCCGATATGGTTCTTCCAGGACGGCGGCCAGGAACATCCGGTGGCGCTTCACTACTTCCCGGTTCCTATATGGGGCGAGAAGTTCTGGGATTACACCGCGCTCGATGTGAATCCGATTGGCATTCTGTTCGACATGAATGTCCAGGCCGGCGCCGGGAACCTGTACTTGTACGATTCAGACGACAACCTGATTGAGACGATCGCGATAGGTGCAGCCACGATAGTTGGTAGTAGCGTGCAGTTTACGCTGACCACCTCGCCGCTGACAGCGGACACGTCGTACTACATCAAGGTTGACTTGGGGGCCATCGAGAGCACGGACGGGATTCCGTGGCTTGGAATTACCGACGAAATAACATGGTCGTTTACGACCGCACCGGGACTCTAACGCAAGAAAGCAGACCATGGCATTACCGAAGAGGAAAAAGGGCGAGGGCGAAGTTGCCTACCTGAAGCGGGTGAAGGCCGGGCGCGCTGTTGCGAAGAAGACTTCCGGGAAAACCAGCGCACAGATCGCATTCGACAAGCGGACAGCGTCGGAAAAGGTCGCGAAGGCGGGAGACAAGGCGAGGGCTAAGGCGAAGGCGCCGACGCCTCCGACTGCGGCGCAGAAGGCGACCGTGAGGCGCGACTCGGTTACGAAGAAGGCTCCGTCCGGCTGGCAGAGCTTGCTGAACGCACTGAAACCGAAAAAGAAAAAGAAGGAATAAGGAAGAGAGAACCAACTGCTGGGTAAAAGCACCAGTACACCATCACTCTTTTTTACAGGAACTCGACATGATTGATCGCGTATGTTCACTTATCAAGATGCAGAAACCTCTCCGGAACCGCGGGCTCCTGTTCTCCAGCGGGGCCACCGTCCCCGTGGACGGAACGGACAACTACCAGACTGGGTGCATCTTCCAGCACACTGACGGGACCGACGACACCTCGCTCTACGTCAACGAGGGCAGCGTCACGTCCTGCGATTTCAACCCCGTCTCGATCGCCGCTGCCGGCGAGATGGCGCAGATCGAATTCGACGACGGCCTGACCGGGCCGCTGATCTCGATCAGCACTGACGATCCGACAGACGATTCGTACACGACTCCGTTCCTGATTACGGGAACGTATAGCTCGACGTGCGCGCTGGCCCTTCAGTTGAGCGCCACGAACGCGCGTCCCGTGAGCTTCCTGTTTGACGACGGTGGAGAGGCCCTCGGTGCTGGCGACTATCGAGCTACTCTTTCGCGAGTTCTTCTCTGCGAGACGCAGACCAACGCGGTTACGCTCAACGCCCTCCGCGGTCAGGTCAAGATGCTTGATCTCGTTATGATTGATAGTGCGAACTCGGTCGTCGCTCCGATCACTGGATACCTTGAGCTTGCTGGCACCAGCGGCCGAGTGCTTAATGGTAACGTGGCATGTGTCCGTGCTGCCCTTGAGGAAGGCGCTTCCGGGGCCACGACCGTTGGGTCGTATATGTCGGGCTTTGAGGCAACGCTGCATTCCACGAGGACCTACGACGGCGACGGCTGGCTGGCTGCGTACACGGTGAACGTCCATGGCGGAACCTCGAAGTGGCAGTATGGCCTGCACATGCGCGGTGATTCTGTTAGCGCCGGCGTTTTGATCGGCGCTCAGGGCGAAGGCGTTTCGCTTACGACTGCGTTCCCGTTCGCGGTTGAGGTTCACTCTCAGGCCGACGCTGACATCGTAGCTGGCGACACTGGATCGTCTGCCGGCATCTACGCTCGCAATTCGATCGAATTCGATCAGACCAGTAGCACCGCGCACATTGGCATCTTTGGTAAGCTGCGAGTCAAGCAGGATTTGGCTGATGGCAATCACGCTGGGCTGATGGGGTGGGTCGAGATTTCCGGAACCACGGAAATCGGTGGTTCCGCGACTACCACGACTTCCGCAGGAAGCTTCGCTGTCATCGCAGAGTCTGGTCTCGACCTTTCGACTGGCCACCTGAATGGCCTCCTGGTTAACTGCAGCGTTGACGACGCAGCGATCATCACCGGAACGATGACCGGAATTCGGCTCAACGCTAACTCAGGCTGTTACGGCTGGACGACTGGCGTCCTGGTTGACCTCGGGACGAATGTTGCGGCAACCCTCGAACTCGGTTCGACTGGCGTGTCGATCATCCTTCCGCAGTCAACAAACGACGCCGCTAGCCCTGCCTTGCTCGGTCTCTCGATCGCTGCGTCCGGTGCGATGACCGCAGTTACGAGTGGAGACCCAACCTTCACCGGCATCAGCATAACGACTCCGGCTTGTGTCTGCACGGCAGACACGATTGTTTCGACCGGTCTTTCGATCACCACCGGCGCTATCACGCAGACCGGTGGCACGATGACCTCAAGGGGAATCCTGATTACCGGTGGTACGATCACCTCTGGTAATTCGATCGGGATCGACCTGGCCGGGATATTCACGACCGGAATCCAGGTGGCACAGTGTACCAATCTGTTGGACCTCCCCGCTTCCGGAACCGCTCCGGTAGCTGTTGGCGGTACGGTTGGTACTCACGGAACGGCTACCCTCAAGATCGCAATCGACATCGGCGGGTCGACTTATTACCTGTTGGCGTCCACTGTTCCTACCTTCACGTAGTCCGCGTTTTACCCTGGCGGTCCTTCGGGGCCGCCAGGTTTTTCGTTTTTCCGTTTCACTTTTTAGAAGAGAGAAAGCACATGAAGACTTGCACGAAATGTGGAGAGGAGAAGCCGCTTGCGGAGTTTCATCGTAGGAAAGTTAGTAAGGACGGGTTTTCTTATCGGTGCAAAGCATGCAATTCAAGGAGCGGTCGCAGGAATTATGATGCCAATCGAGAAAGGTATCTCAAACAAAGCAAGGCCTGGGCGGAAGGGAATCAAGAGAAAAGACGCGAGTATTCACGGAAATGGGAAAGTAAGAATCGATTTGCTTGCATTCTGAGTAGATCACGAGTAGCAGCAAAGAAGCGCGGCCATGAACCATGCAATGCAACCGTTGAAGAATTGGCGGCTGCGTATACGGGGAAGTGTCATGCGTGTGGGGTTCCGGAGATTGAGTGTACCCTTAAACTTGCGATGGATCATAATCACGCAACTGGTGAATTCAGGGGGTTTTTATGTGGAAATTGCAACACGGCCCTCGGGTTGCTTGCGGACTCTCCCGGTAGGGCGTTGGCTCTAGCGGAATATGCTGAACGTTCGACTGTTTCTGTTTTTTAATCACCCAAGTAGGAGAAGAGAAATGCTTTTAGGCCAGATTTTTCAATCGATTGATGCGTGGAAAAAGTTATCCTCCGTCAACATAAAGGCGGCGGTTGCTTACAAAATCCTCAAGTACACGCGGCTGGTGCAGGCCGAGCACGAGATCGCCGAGACGCAGCGCGTCGCGTTGATTCACGATGTCACCAACACCGAGGAAGGCGCGGAAGCGAAGATCGAGCCGGGCTCGCCGGAGTTCGTCGAGTACGTGACGAAATTCAACGATATCATGTCGCAAGAGTCGGATCTCCCGAAAGTCGAAATCGCACTCGACACAATAGTCGAGGCCTTGGACGGCAAGGACGATGTCCTGTCGGTTTCCGACCTCGCTGCCCTGGAGCCGTTCTTCCTTGAGGTTTTTGTTCTTGACTCGGATTCCGAGGAAGAGTAAGCAATGGAGGCCAGCGATGGCAAAGGCGCCCAGAGAACTCCACACTCCGTTTCCACTCGCCGGGTTAAACCGCAAGGGTGCGTATCGTCAACAGCGTCCGTACAGCAGCCCCGACATGCTGAATGTTCGCTCGGAAGGTACGCTTGAGGGAAGGGAGCGCGGTGGGAGTCGGCCGGGGTTGGTGTATTCGCATATCACCGACATTGGCACTTCTGTGCGTATGCTTCATCCGATGACGCTGGCACCGGGAGATGGCTTCACGTCATTCTCTGATAACTTCTCTGGATTGTCGCTGGCGGCTGCATGGACGCAGGCCGGTTGGGCCAGCGGTGTTCCTGAGATTCTTCAACCCAGCCTCGCTAGCGTCACAAGCGACGCCACCGAGGGTGAGGTTGTTTTGTCCGCCCTCACGATAGATGTCGCTCAGACATACGAGGTGGAGATGATGATCTCCCCCTGGGTCGGCGAGTGGCATGGGGTATACCGATTGTACCTCAGGCTCGACGACGTTACGCCGGCCTACGCGACGGAGGGTGTTCTGGTAGAGTTGACGCAGGTTGGCGCGACTGGCGCCTACACGGCTACCTTGAACTCATACTCCGGCGCAGCAGAGACTGTCGTTGACACGGCCGATGATACGCTGGCAGCGGTGTGGCCTGGGTGGCTGTCTGCGACAGTAAGCGGGGACACCGTAACCGTGTACTGGAACGGCACACAGATCCTAACTGGGGCAGTTGACGCGCACGCGGGATCGAGGGTCGGGTTTGGAATGAACTGCACGGTTGCCGGGGGTATCTGCCTCGCCAACACGTTCCGCGTTCAATACTACTCTACCTCGGCAGAGAGCCCGATGCGGGCCTTGTTGGTTGCGTCTGCTGGTGGGAATCTATGGCTAGAGGGGCCATACGGAACGATGACGCAGGTTGTGTCCGACCTCACAGTTCGCAGCGATGTAGCTCTGTCTGCCGCGCAGTTGGGCCAGAAGTTGTACATAGCAGACTACGGAGATCTTCGCGACACCGGGACGGACGGGACGGTCGCTGGGGCGGTCCTTGATGATGTCGGCGGGCAGGACTGGACAACGCTCGGTATCGACACTTACTCTGACGTGTGCGTGATATCGAACGTCGGTGGCGCAACTGTGGCCGGCACATACGAGATTGACTCCGTCGCGGCCGGGGCCCTGACGCTTACGGCCGCCCCGGGTAACGGTACGTGCTCGTACCGGATCGAGCGAGCGCCGAAGATCTACGACCCAATAGCCGACACGTTCGAGATCCACACGGCGACAACCGGGCAGGTGCCTACGGGGTGCCCGCTGGCCTGCCGGTTTAATGACCGCTACGCCCTGGCTGGAGCCGAGATCGCTCCGCACGTATGGTACATGGCTAGGTCTGGCGATCCGCTCGACTTCGACTACTCGCAGACCGATAGCAAACGGGCGGTGGCCGGAACGGCGAGCGACTCCGGTGTGCCCGGGGACCCGCTGACAGCGATGTTCGCATTCAGCGACGACTACCTGATCTTCGGTTGCTTGACTTCGATCTGGCGACTGAACGGAGATCCGGCATACGGCGGCAAGCTTGACAACCTCAGCCATGCTGTCGGGATCGTTGACGAGAACGCTTGGACGATCGGCCCTAGCGGAGAGTTGATATTCCTGTCGTTGGGCGGACTGTACGCAGTCCAGCCGGGCGGGAATTCGTACCCCATCCCGCTGTCCAGCGAAGTGCTGCCCGAAGAATTCAGAAGCATAGACACGAACCAGTTGGAGATTAACCTCGAATTCGACACAGCGGATCACGGGGTAAACATCTTCTTGACGCCGGTGTCGTCGAACACGCGCGTTCACTGGTGGTTCGACTGGGACACGAAGACGTTCTGGCCGATCACTCTCCAGTCTGACCACGAGCCCACGGCGACATGCTCCTATCAGGCGTCGGCAGTCGAAGAAGCTGGGGTGCTGTTGGGTGGGCGCGACGGCAAGCTACGCAGGTTCTCTTCGCTGTCCGGTAACGATTGCGGAACGGCGTTTTCGTCCTACATTATGATCGGTCCGATCCCGCTCGCGCAGGACTCGCATGTCGGTAGGGTCACCGCCATTGATGCCGTGATGGCATCCGAGAGCGGAGACGTTACATGGTCGTTGCATCCGGCGCTCACGTTCCAGGGTACGGTCGCTGCAAGCGCATCGGATTCGGGAACCTGGAACGCTGGTCTCAACGACAGGGATAACCCTGCGTGCAGAGGGCAGGCCGCGGTCCTGAAGATCACCGGAACGTCGCACAAGAGGTGGGCGTTCGAGACTACAGTTATGACGGTGATGGCGGCCGGCCGGAGGCTCAACGAGTAATGCCACTTCGCATCCCAAACCCACACTCGCCGGAAGAAGTTCGCAGGGCGTTCGGCGAAATGAAGGCGCCGTTCGATATCCTGACACAGGGCACCGCTGGGCAGGTCCTTGTCGGGGCTGGTGTAGGAGTCGTCCCTGCGTGGGGAACCGAACTCACCGCGCTTACGAAGCTCACCGTCGACAACCTGACGCTGGACGGCGCAGT